TTTAATTTTATTTTTAAGAGCCTTGTATCCTTTTTTAATAACTCCTCCTGGGATAAATGGTATCATAAATCCTGCAGCATTTAAAGCAGCTCCAGTATAATCTTTATTGATAATATCTGTAATAGCATTTTTAGCGTCTATTATTTCACCAGTACCTGGTGCAAACGCGACTACATTTTCAAAATCATCTCCCGTTTTATAATCTATCTCATATTGATATTTTCTCCCTACTTTAGCTCCCATTCCTTCTTCTGCATTAGGATCTATCATCCTCATACCTCCTTTTTGATAAGCAGCTGGTGATTCTATTATTGTTCCTTCTGATGGGCCAGTTGGTAAGTCTTGTATGCCTGGAGGTACATTTTTATAACTCTCTACTAAGTGCCCCTGATCATCTATCTTTTGTATGTCAATAGGAGCTTCCATCCCAACAGTATTAAATGACTGATTAGGTTGTACATCAGGGAAAGCCATACTAGCTTGAGTATTCCCCATAGCATGTTGTTCTCTAAGACCTGTTTCTTGTTGTTCTGGTGTATTAGCAACTTGCATTTCTTGTTCTTGCTGTTGTTGCATTTGATGTTGCTCAATAAGATCTATACCTTGATCTGCAGCTTGAAACACATCAGTTATACTCCCAGGAAACCCAGAAGCCTTAGCTCTATTTAATAACTCTCTCCTAGTTTCGTTTGTTAGCATTCTTATCAGCTATTTCTTTTTTAATCTGACTATCTTCCCTTTTAACTTGATTTGACTGCCTAGCAATATCTTCAGAAGCTTCTCCTCCTCTTGTTTTCTCCCCTAACTCTCTTTCCCTTAAGTCTAATTCTCTTTCTTTAATCTCAAAGTCTCTAATCATTTTCTCAAGGTTAAGGTTATTACCTTCAACATCTTTTTTAGACTCAGCACTTATTAAAGCTATCTCAATATCTTTTTGCCTGTCTTTTTCATTCTCTAAGTTTTGAGCTTCTTGAGCCATTTGTGCAGCTTCAAGTTGTTGCTCTTGCATTTGTTGTTGAGCTTGTTGTTGAGCTGCCTCTAATTCTTCTTGAGCTCTGTCAGCAGCTTTAAGGTTTGATTTAATCTCTGAGAAGCTGTCAGATGATAACATTTCAGCTATATCCCCTGGTTTAGCCCCACCTTGCATCATAGCTTGTGTTAATCCTTTAATGTTTTGTAGTTTCTCTTGATCTTTACCAGCATCAGAAACAAATATCCCATAGTTAGATTCCATATGTTGCATACTATCTACATCTAAGAAGTCTGTAGTACCATCAGGCATAACATACATTCCTTTTTTACCTGTAAGCCACGCTTCTTTAGAGTAATCTAGTAATGCTTGGAAGTCTCTTTGTTCCATTCTCTCAAACTTTCTAAATAGATCTTCTGTAATATGTGATGATTGTAATATAGCTTGTTGTGAAGATGCTTTACCTTCATAAGCCCCAATCTCACCTTGTCTTTGTCTACTTACCCCAGATATTTTTTCCCATTCTACTAAAATAGATTCTAGTAATTGTATATACTGCCCAATTGTTTTAATAGACATATCTAAAACAGATTGATGCTGTGGATTTAATTGTATCCCTTCTTTATTGTAGTCTACCCAAGCAATACCTGTACCTTCTACATAGTACATAAATTTATCCATATCCCATTTCTTAGGGATCATATTAATATCAAACTGTGCAATAATATCTTTACTCCTAGCTATTGCAAGTTCTAATCTGTACTTATATATGTTGTAATTTAACTGGTAAGGTATCCCAAGTTTAACTAAAGATATATTACTAGAATTTGTGTCTGAGTAACGTCTCCCATTAATAGGGAGTTTACATTTTGATGGATTATCTATTGACAATCTTTGATTAGCTATTGGGTTAACATTAATATACATTCTCCCATCAACTCTTGTTCCTTCCCACACTTCATTAACCCACCTCCAAGTTAATTTAGCCCCTGCTTCTTTCATTTCTTTAGGTAATCTAAATCCGTCCTCTACTTCTTGCTCTTCCATCATACCTGTCTCTGGATCAATGTAAGTTAAAAACCCTATTCTTTTCCTAGATTTCCAATATACATTTATAACTTCTATAAGTCTATTTCTAAATGAGTTTTCATCTTTATTTTGAGAGTTAGCGTATAAAAAAGTAATATCACTTTCTGAATGTCTAGGCTCTTCTAATTCTAAGACTTGTTGCTCTGTTAAGCTGTCATAGTAAGCATCAATAACACTAGACGCATGTACATATTTCCTAACTAATGCCCAATCACCATCTTCAACAAACTCTAAGTCTGGGTCAAGGTCATAGTCTACATCTAATGGGTTTAATATCTCATAAAAAGGATCAGCATTCCTAACACCTCTATGTGTGTAACACTCTCCAGTGATTAAATAATGAAACCAAGCTTTTTGTATTTTATCATACACTTCTTGCTCTTGTAGGATATAGTTCATAGACTTTTGCCCTAAAATAGCTCTATTATCTACATAACTATCCTCAAACATTTTTGCTATATGCTCTGGTAACTCTACCTCTTCGTTAGGATCTACCCCAGCATCTTGTCCTTGCTTTTGTAAAGCTTGCATGAAATGCATTTGAAGATTCTTAAATATTAATTCAGACTTAGCATTCTCTTTTGTAGAGATAGTGTCTGCATTTTGTACTGTAACAGTGTAATTGAGGGGACGTTTAGATTTTTCCCCTAGAAGAAGATCAATTATAGGTTTAATGATGGGGTAATTACGCATTTGGGATGGGAAATTCTTACGATTTTTACCATAAGGTTTCAATACGTAGTTATAATCCGTCTCATCAATTACACCGTTATAATAATCATATAATATCTTTAAATCATTCTTTTTCCCAGATTGACTTGACCCTGAATTAGAAAGATCTATAAATGCATTAACACATTCTTCTCCCCACTTCTTATCCTTTTTTGTTATTGAGAGCTTTTGCCTCGGTATTTTGTCGTATCCCATAATTTACAAATTTACTTTAATTTACCTTTGTTTTTACTACACAGTTAAATATTAATCTCGACTTTATAAATATAGCACTACAAATAATTACAAATATCGTATAAACTATATTTTAAAGTAAGCTCTTCTTCAGATTCAATCTTTTTTATTGTTTTTAGCTTTTTATAATGATAATCACCATCTTCTTCTATTAACTCACAGTTAGGGGAATCAGAGTGATTAATAAACCCACCTAGTGGAGTTCTTATCCAATTATGTTGAAAATTTGGATCATATACATGACTAATACCTATAACTACCTCTCCCGGAATATCTTCTTTGGCTAGAATCCCTGCTCCATGAATTTCTGACGGACCTATCGCTAAGTATTCTGGTAGAGGGTTATAAGGTTTAATTTTTTTTGTATCTGTTTCTTTTGTCATATTAATAATAATTTTTATCAAACCACTTATCTGTAGCTCGATCTTCTAATATATCTTTAACTTCTACATTATACAGTTCTCTTGTGTGATACATAGCAATCATAAAAGCCATTACTCTATCAAAATTACCATGATGATTAAACTTGATGAGTTCTGTTAAAAATGCAAGATCATAAATCTTATGCAAGTTTAACAATTTATTTCCATCTTCGTCCGTTCTTCGGACAGTATTTAACCAATCACGTATATATATCTCACCTTGACGCTTCCTTGCTTCAGTCATATGCATCCCATATTGACGTTTTACAGTCTTACTCCTAAGTTCTTTTTTATCTAACATCTCAAACTCTTCTTGTAGCTTGTGTAACTTCCTATATCTTTTGGCGTATGCTATCACCTCACCTCGATCATTCTCAAATCCGATCTTACACCCATAGTAATCTGCTAGTAAAAATAAGTTTCTATTATAATCATCTTGCGTTTGAGGTCTCCCTACATAAGAAGCTACAATAATATCATCAGGTTGAGATAAATTATTAGGTCTTTTTACTACATACGCTGCCCCTAAAGATGTAGAATCTGCTGATTGATTTTGTCCATATGGATCATGACAAAGTACATACATATTCATAGGTACTTGTTGTTTTTCATTTTTATATGGGGCTTCATAGATTACTACAGCTCCTGTTTTGTCATCATCTTTTCTATGTGGAAATTTAATAATTTGTTTTAAATCCCCATCAATAGTAAACTTAATTTCTCCTTTAGCGTTATGATATAACTTACCTACAGTCCCTATAGATTGCAAGCCCCTAGCTTTAACAGTATTGTACTGTTCTTGTAGTGATGCTATATCAAATAAGTTAGCTGTAACTTGTAATGTAGCTTCTTGAGGAGAAAATGGGTGCTCCGCTATATATTGGTCTAAAGATTTAGCATCTGCAGCACCTTTTTTCTTTTCCCTCATCTCTTTTTCATACTCTACAGCATCATCTTTTAAAGAATTACCATTATCATCTATAAAACCGTCTAGATTTTTTTGGATTGGGATAAAATACCCACATGTACTCCCCATAGCCCCTTCATCCCATATATTTTCATAATGCATGCAGTCATATGCTTCTGGATTGTAAAATATCTCTTCCATTGCTTCAAAATTAGCTCCTTCTGTACCACCTGTCCCAAAAGCAACCATCATCCCTAATGTTTTACTACCTTGCCTCATTGTTGGCATTGTTACCTCCCATGCTTTTAATAATCCAGGGAAAGATCCTGCTTCCTCAAAGAAAACAAGCTCCCCTGCCTTTCCCCTCACTTTATCTGGGTTATCTTTTAAACTTACCCCCATTATCTGAGACTTCATCCCCATTTCAATCTCTAGTCCGTTTACTTTCTTCTTATACCCAGACATTTTGTGCATTTCCCTGTCTTTTAACCGTGGTTGAGACCAAGCTGTATTATCATCTATAAAAGATAAAAACTCCCAAGCTTTTGAAAGTAATCCATCCCCAATAAGGTATTCTTTTTGTGCTGCAAATACAAAGTTTTTAGAATTCTTAACAAAAAAGTAATTACGTGCAAGCATTGACCCTGCTTTATAAGAATATCCTTTCCTTCTTGCTTTTAAAACAATCATATGCTTATTATTAGATCTAGCCCTGTCTATTTCGTTAAAATATTCAAAATCACCATCATAAAACCTAGGGAATGTACGTTCACGCCTAGCTTGGATTGTTCCATCTGGTAATACTTCATCAATCGCCCTATCAATAGGACAATAGTTTAAATAAAAATAATGAAACCCAGTTATATGTATTTCCCCAGCTTTATAACCATATAAACATCTTTTTTTCTCTTCATCCCAAAAATCATAGTATTCTTTAGTCCCAGGTAAGGAATTTGTAAAATATCCGTACTTTAAAAAAGATATTGCTGCAGGTCTTACTCTATCAGTATCTTTAAGCATTTCTCTCTAATCTTAATTAATTCAGAACATTTTTCATACTCTTCAGTTGTGATAAAATACTCAATAACCATATCTATTACATCTGTTGATCTCCCGTCTTCGTGTATAGGGTCAAAAGGTAAATAAAACTCTTCAATAGCCTCTTCTTCTAATAAGATATAAATATCATCTAAAGTTTTACGTTTCGTAATAAGATAATACGAGTTTTCCATTGCGGCGTTATACATTTCTAAGTCTTCTAAAAAATCCATTACATACTATATTTATTTACTTCAATTCCCCCTCTATTTGTATTAGCGGCTTGTTCTTCTTTTTTAACTATTTCTTCTAACCTACTTAAACCATCTACTACTTTCCCCATGTTAGATAAGTTAGCTATTAAATCTTTTGCATGAAAAATAGGTTTACCATGGTCATCCATTAAATGTAAATCTATATCTCTAAAGTATTTCTCTAATTTTACGATAGATGTTCTAGCTGCTTTTAATAATCTTACAGCAGAAGTCTCTATTAGTTTATCATACTTATCACAAGCTCCTAATACTTTTGGGGATGCAGACCATTTCTTTTTCTCCCCAAAGATACTGTTTTTTACCTCAATAATACGTTGGTCCCACTCATAGATAGAAAAAGGAGATCTATGATCTACCATAAAGTATACAAATCCTAGTTCTTCCACTGTCAAACCTTGAAACTCTTTAATCGTTAAAGTATAAGCTGTAGGTGTTGCTACACTATCAACAATATGTATTAAATCGTTATTCATCTTTAATACTCTTTAATTTATTTATATGCTTAACTCTATTTGGGTTAACTGAAAATTTACCAAAATATGGGAGACGCACACTATCAAAATCTCCCTTCTTCATTATCTTTTCTGTAAACTTAAACTGATGGTTAACCATTTCTTCTACTTTCTTTAAAGGTAAATTATATTTAGTTGCTAAAATTTGTATTATTATTTTTTTATCTCTTATCATCTAACACTTGTTCTTTCCACCTTGAAGGCCTATCAGGACAGTCAGTTGTTTTCATCCTAGCTTTAAATTGCAGCATACACCCACATAACCCACACTTCATATGTTTTTTTTGAAGATGCTCGCATTTCATACAAGAATCAAGTCTATCTGCATAATCTTCTTTAGTTACTACGGGTGCTCCAGCTTTTATAAAGTTAGCTGTCTCTCCCGTAAAAGTTTTAAGCATTTTAAATAAACTTGGGGGTTTTACATATAAATTTTTATTCTCACTACTCTCATCCTTCATAATTTACTATTTTTAATGTTACTAAGTTTCCTTCTGCATCTTGTATGATAACTATCTCATATCCCATCACATCAAAATAAGATGGTACTAGATAGCCTATTAAATCTTCTCCTTTCATATTTTATTAATTGCTACTTCAACATTCTTTGTATTTGGGTCTAAAAAAGGATTAAGTTTATAAATTCCATCAGCTTTTAGTACTGCTCCTTTATCTTTAAACCTTTTAATATAATTATTTAAAGTATTATAATCTTTAACCCCTACAATCTTAGATACTTCTTTTTTATTCTTAACACTACACAAGTTATCTTCTTCTGTAAGATTTTGAACATCTATAAAGGAAGATAGAACCTTAAGTCCTTTATCTGTTAAGTTAAAGATTCCATTCCATAGTTGTAGATACTTTAAAGTACTATCTATATTAACTGTTATTTTTCTTTTTTTCATAATTTTCTTCTAATATATTTAATAAATCTTTATCCCCATACATTTTTTTAGGGTTAGAATATGTAGCATACTCTTCAGGTTTAAATATCATTTTAACATGAGTTAGTAAACCGTTTTTATCTTGTTTTACAGTCCAGCGCCTCCCCCTAACTGTTTTACTTTTTTTAAGTTGTTGCCTTAAATTCATAATGTAAATTTTTTATGGGTATTTCCCGTTCTTAAACATAAGTAATCTTGCTCTGTTGTATACACCCTCCTCCTACAATCTTTATTGTGAAAATTTAGGTAATGTAAAAACTTATATTTTCTTAATAATTTTCTAAACATTTTTTGTTTCTATTTTAGCTATACCTCCGTTAATATTAATTTTAGTAGTTTTAGATTGCCTATTAAACTCCTCAACATACCCTTCTAGATTTTCTCTTGTACATAGATAAGATAAAAATACCTGTAGTTCTTTAACAGCAAGTTGTAAATTATCTTTTAACTCTAAAGATTTAGTTGAAGAATCTAGTAAAGTATGGTAATCATCTAAAGAAATACTAACAGTACCTTTTACCACTTCCCTAATAACTGATGCTCTCCTACAATAAGGTAATCTTTATCTTCAATACGTGATTTTACAGCTTCTGTTCTAGGATCTACCATAACAGTATCACCAACCCCTGCAAATGTACACATAGGTCCAATAGCCATTACCTCTAATAAATTAGATCTTTTAGCATTCTGTATAGATGTAGCTTCATCTAGTATAATACCTGATTCTGTTTCTGTAATTGTTGGGTCTGGAAGGACAACCCACGATCCGTTTGGTTTAAATTTCATAATTTATATATATTGTTTGGGCAAATATATAAACTATTCTTTTATAAAAACAAGTTTTTTTTAACTTATTTTTTATTTAAGGTGGGTTCTGTTCTAATTAAAGATGGGAATCCCCCAAAATCTTTTGATTCTTCTTGCATGTATTGACCACACATACATTTGGCTTCCTGAGTCCTAACTTTACCATCTATTACTTTTAAAGTAACTTTAGTAAGTTGTTTTGACTCTCCACATTTGCATATAAAATTTATCATTGTAATTTAGACATAGGTATCCCCCTTGGGTTTTTTTTCAAGTTTAGATTTCTTTCTAGCAGTGCTCTCCACTTTTTCAGGAAGACCCAGGGATAGTGATCTTGATGTTAATTCACCACACTTATTACTATGTGTAATCTATCCCAACTAAATTTTATACTTAACTCTTTCGCAACTACCGGAGAAAACTCTAATCCTTATTTAGGATCTACAATCCGATGTCTAGTCCCGTTTTTGGTTACCAAGGGACGGTAATGTTGCGGGGCAAAGATATAAAAAAATATTAATAAAAAATAAAATACCAAAAAAATTTTTTAGAAGGGGATTTGTGAACGTGTGAACCAGCACAATCAATGACCCCTCCTATCTTACGGAGTTCAAAGTACCCTGTGCTTTTTCTCTAATTC